TTAGATACGCGTCCTGCAACCAGCGGAGGAACTGGGAAACGCTATCGACCTGATCATCGTGACGACCGTTTGGAAACGACAGCAGCTCGGTGAGGAACTCGCCCAGCCATGCCGCGCTCTTTGGCGGATAGACGTGTCCCGCCTCAATCTTCGCTGACTGCGCCGCCATGCGGTCCACTTTGCTTCCCTCAGGTTTGACGCCAATCGGACGGGTCATTCCGCCGGCATAGTGGCCCTGAGATCCTGCAAAAGGTTCATGCCCGGACCCGCATCCTCAATCAGGACTGTGGTCGCGCAATGCTCTGCCGCCAAACCGATGACCTTGCGACGCAGGTCCGGATATTCGAGGCGATCCCGATAGACATGAACGAGGTGGGCATCGTTTTCATGGACAAGCCAAGTCGAGCATGCCGAATAGTCGTTGCGACCGCTCGTCATCATGGCGACGTCCCAGCTCTGGACGATCCGCGTTCCCGCGGGCCCCGCCGGCAAGGCGTCATAGGCCGGGAACCACGACCGCTGGATGAGATTGCCTTCGACCGGCACCGGCTGTTGCTGATATTGGGCGGAGAAAAGCAGGCTTCCCACTTCTGCTTTGATCGCCTCCAGGGCTTCTCGGCTCTCGCGCTCCGGATGGAGAATATCGCCACTCCGGCGCACATGCGTTCCGCCGCGCCCGAGCTCAATGGTCTCCTCCTCCAACGCGATCGCTGGCATGTTCAGATGATTCCAACCGCCTTGTCGCAGGAGGTGGCCAGCGAGGTCATCCTCATGCAAGCGCTGCATGACCGCAATGATGGAGCCCGTTTGTTTGTCATTGAGGCGCGAGACGAGTGCGCCGCCATACCAGTCGATCACGCGCTTCCCGGCCGTCTCCGAGTGGATCTCATTGGCGTTCAGGGGATCGTCGACGATGATCAGATCAGCGCCTCGTCCGGTAAGCGTTCCGCCAACTGAGGTCGCATATCGGCTGCCCCCTTGGGAAGTGACGAGCTCGAGTCCGGTTTCTTTCGCCAAGTGCAGGTTTGGGGAAGACCGCCGCATACCACTCCGAGGCGATCACCATGCGAAACTGCCGGTGGAGTTCGGCCGCGAAGTCGCCCGAATAGCTCGCCACGACGACGTGGCGTGTCGGATCATGGCCGAGCAGCCAAGCGACATAGGCGACCAAGACGCAGATCGATTTGAGCGAACGCGGTGGTTGGTTGATCAAGAGGCCGGCTCTCGCCGGAGCGGACCCGCGTCAGCTGATGGGCGATCGCGTCCACATGCCAGTTGTGAAGATAGGTTTCGCCCGGCGAGACGGTCGTAAAGACTTTTCGGATAAAGAAGCGAAGCTCCGTGCGCAAAAGGGCCTGCAAAACCCTATCCATCGACGTTGGGCCCGCTGTCGTCAGTGGCGCCCAGCCTCATTGCGCTCGCGCTTAGCGCTCGGGACAAAACCTCCGCGGCGTAGGCATCGAGGATCGCCTGATCTTCGGCCGCTACAGTCTTGTCGCCGAAAGATTCAATCGCAGCGCCGTTGTTGAAGATCTGCGCTAATGCGAGAAGCCGATCGAGGGAACGCGCATCGCCCTTTAGCGCCATCTCCCGCAACCGCAGGAGGGCGGCTTCTTGTGTCGACACCCGCCTCGCCTTTCCCTGCTCATTAAGCCTGACGGGAACCTCGAGCGTTCGTTTGACGTCGCTGCCGAGATTGCGGACGGCTTTCTGCTTGCCGCCCGGGTTGCCCGAACTGCCCGGCTGGAACCGGCTGTGTTGCGGCGGGCTCTTATAATCGCATCGGCGACAAGGGCGACAGGCTTGACCGTGGGGTGCAGCGATAGCTTGCTCTTCGACCTGCTGTTCAGGACGTTCTGGCCAGGATAGTCCCAGACGTTCGTTCGATTCCGGCCGAACCGGCCGAGTTCTACGTTGTTGATGTGCGGCGCATCTCCTCTCTTGAACACAAATATGAGCTCGTGCCTTGACCTGTAGAGCGATCCCATCCCAGCATTTGTCTTGCTCCAGACGCAGAGGTTCTTTGTCTCGGAGAATAGATCGGCCGCGGCGGCGAGAAGTTCTCTGATCTTTCCCCAATGCATGCACACGAAGTGGATCGAACCGTCGTCCGAGTGACGGGCGGCATGGCCAAGCGTCGTTCGCAGAAAGGCCTCGAATTCCGCCGCCGGCATCTCGCCGCAGCCCATCGCAAAATCACCGTGCTTCGTGGATCCGAGCCCCGAGACATGGCCGGCGATCGGAATGTTCCAGGGCGGATCCGTAAAGATCATCTGGGCCCGCTCGTCTTCGAGAAGCCGGGCATAGCTCTCGGGCATCAAGGCATTTGCACAGAGGATGCGATGTTCGTCGAGCAACCAGAGGTCTCCCGGCTTCGTCACCGGCGTCGAGGTCTCGTTCAGCGCCGGCAGATCGTCCTCTTCGTCGCTGCCGGAGCCTTCGAACGCGACGTCGATTTCGCCCATCTCAAAGCCGCTGATGCGAAGGTCGATTTCGCTGCTAATCTCCATAATGTCCGAGAACTCCAGCCTCAGAGCCTCGAGATCCCAGCGCGAGTCCTCGCTAAGCCGGTTGAGCGCGAGCCGCAGCATCCGCAGCTCGGGCTCGTCGAGGTCGGCGAGGGTCACGGCGGGAACTTCCGGCAAGCCGAGCTTTTTGGCTGCAAGCGCCAATCCCCAACCGGCGATCACACGGCTGGTCGCATCGATGACGATAGGAAGGACGAAGCCGAATTGTTCGATGCTCGCCTGCAGCTTGCGGATCTGCGCGGGCGGGTGTTTGCGCGTCTCTCGGCCGAGAGGCTTGAGAGTTTCAACGCGGACACGATTTGGATTGAGATTGCGGGAAACGGCAAAGCCATTCCCGCCCAGCATGGGCTGTGTTTCCATCATAGATCTCCCTCAAACGGGCCAGGCGCGAATCACTTGGTCGCGTCATGCCAGCAGACCGGACCAGCCGAATTTACAAAGTTACTCTCGTCGAGGGGCGCCCGCGCCTCCGCATTGACGGGTCGCCCCGATCGGCGGCTACGTAACCTCGCATGGCCGAATGGACGGCTCGAGCCTGATCGCATGGAGGCCGCGTGATGATTGCGGCGCGCATGTGGGCTCCCACCGCCTCGTGTTCGGCAATCCAAGCGGCGGTCGGCTGCAAAGCTTCAACGGCCGCGCGCACGAAGCGTCCGGATGCCGATTGTGGGCGGCCCTCGTAGGCGCCCAGCCTTACGGGGTTGGCGGTGACGGGCTGACCCGTCTCTCGTCGCCAGAGATCGCAAAGTTGCGAGACCAGCAGGCCCAACGACAGCCGAGCCTCAGGACCTTTCCGGCGCCTGAGGTGGGTGAGCGCAAGCTCGAACCAGCTGCGCAAACGCCTGACCGGGGCGCAAACGGCAATGAAGGGATCAGCAGAATTGTCCGCCGGCACGCGACCCGCAGATCCGGCATCGATGACGACATCACAGTCCGTGGTCGTGTCGAGGTTCCAAAGCAGCGGCACAATTGTGTCGGCGGCGGCACAAACCTCTCGAATCAGGTTGGCTTCATCGGTCCTTCCGACGCTGGCCAAGGTGTGGCGGATGTCCGACGCGGTCTCCGACACGACATCAATAGCAGTCTTGTCGGCGGAATAGAACGCGACGGGATCGACATCCAATCTCCCTGCCGCCGAGCGGCGTTCCAAAAACCCTTCGGACAAGAGCAATCGAAGCTGCGGCGGTAGAGCTTCCAGCCGCGACGACAGGACGCCCAAACGAACAAGAAGGTCCCGCAGCGCTTGCATCCGCTCTGCCCGCGTCGGCCCAAACTCGTCTTGATGCAGGTTGCGATGATAGCGGCCCCGATAGCGTGCAACTCCGCAACGATGTTTTCGATCGATGATTGACGGCTCGGCAGTAGACGAGCGACGCGCCTCAACTCTGCTTCGGACCATCGTGGAGGAACGATCTCGCGGACTCCACTCCAGCCCCATCGTGGGCTTGCGGCATTTTTTTGAATTCGTTCGAGTTGATGTCCGCCCACGCTAAGCCTCGAATATCAACGCGCTTCACAAATACGCGTGGCGCTTGTCCCCATTCGGCGCTGGATTGCAATATAAATAATTCTCCTCCTCGCCATCAGCGGAAAACTGGTCCAAAACTCTGCGGCTACACTCAATGGCGACGAATCGCCGTGGAAAAGTCCCTATCCGAACGGCAGGATCGGGCCACTTATGTCGCCTAACGCCGACCATTCTCCCGGCCTGGGTCGAACTTGGGCTTTGGGTCGAGGGCGGAGACTCAAGGAGACTCAAACTGAGATGCGAGCCGCAAATCGTCACAAGCGCTGTGCGCTTGCCAGCGACGCAGCCGCGGCCCCGGCGCGGGTCGGCGCCCCACAAAGTCTCGCCGGGTTGGGATTTCCGGGACGGCACTAAATTCCCTGCTCCGGGATAAGAATTCCCTGCTCGGGATCAAATTCGGCTCTAAAATTCCCTGCAAGACTGCGCAGGGAATTCTGCAAAAAGACCAAGCAATATCGGCGCTTTAGCCATACACCTTTCGCCTGATCTGGTTCAAATTCGGAAAAATTCCCTGCAAATTCCCTGCCAGCAGGGATTTTTCCTCGCAGACTGGTTCGCCGCTGACTGCCTCATCAGCCACGAATCCTCCCGCTGTCGCTGCGTGTTTGTGGTTTCCGCGGTCGCCGGAATAGTCTTGAAACTTCCGCGCGTTAGCGCTCCGGCGAACGCATCGGCGCCAACCAGAGACGCCTAATGTCTGGGTGTGGGGCGCGAACGGCCGCCGGGTCTCTCAAGGCCATTTTCGAGTTG